ACTACTAACATTATTCCTGCTGGTTCTCCTCTCCAAGTTGACCTTTCGGGCTTGAAATCTCAATTTACCGTTCTTGCTCTTCGCCAGGCTGAAGCGCTTCAACGTTGGAAGGAAATCTCTCAGTCTGGTGATTCTGACTATCGTGAACAGATTCGCAAGCACTTTGGTGTGAATTTGCCCCAGGCTCTTTCCAATATGTGCACCTATATCGGTGGTATCTCCCGTAACCTTGATATCAGTGAGGTTGTGAATAATAACCTTGCTGCTGAAGGCGATACTGCTGTTATTGCCGGTAAAGGTGTCGGCGCCGGTACTGGTTCGTTTACCTATACGACTGATGAGCATTGTGTCGTTATGTGTATCTATCATGCTGTTCCTTTGCTTGACTACATAATTACCGGACAGGATGGTCAGTTGCTTGTTACCGATGCCGAGTCTCTTCCGATTCCGGAATTTGATAACATTGGTATGGAAGTTCTCCCTATGACGCAGATTTTCAATTCTCCGAGAGCGTCTGTTGTCAATTTGTTTAATGCTGGATACAATCCTCGTTATTTCAATTGGAAAACTAAGCTTGATGTTATCAATGGCGCCTTCACTACTACTCTTAAGTCTTGGGTTTCTCCTGTTACTGAATCCCTCCTTTCCGGATGGTTTGGTTTTGGCTATCAAGAAGGTGATGTTGACCAGAATACTAGGGTTGTCTTGAATTACAAGTTCTTTAAGGTTAATCCTTCTGTTCTTGATCCTATTTTTGGAGTTTCTGCTAATTCTACTTGGGATACTGACCAATTGTTGGTTAACTCTTATATCGGTTGTTATGTTGCCCGTAATTTGTCTCGTGATGGTGTACCTTATTAAATCCTGTTTTAATTATGATTGGAAAATTTAATACTTTGGATAGTTTGGAACAAGGTTCTGAACTTATTCCCGATGTTACTCCGGATGCTTTTGCGGTTGCTCCCGAATTTGATTCTACCGAAGAGCTTCGTGTTGAAATTTACGATAATGAAGAGTCTTGCCCTGTACGTTATACTTCTGACGTCCGTCTGATTCTTCATACCAAGGACTTGGCTTCCCGTGCCGGTCTTGCTGTTGCTTCCAAGTTCGGACAAAGTACTCGGTCTACTTCTCAGATTCAGCAGATTATGGACGGTATGTCTGACGATGATCTTTTGGCAACGGTTCGTTCCCGACATATCCAGGCTCCCTCTGAGATTATTGCCTGGTCTAAGGAGTTGTCGGCTTATGCTGAAAATCTTGAGCTCCAGGCACAGGAATTGATTGATGCTGAAACCGCTAAACAAGAAGCAGAAAAGGCGGCCGCTGCTTCCGCCGATGCTGCTTCTTCTGAATAATGAGTCTTCTTGGTTCAATTGCTGGTGGTCTCTTTGGTCTTGGTTCTTCTGTAGCTCAGAATTCGCAGAACAGACAGAATGTCCGGGAGACCAACCAGATGAACTATAAGATTAATCAGATGAACAATCAGTTTAACGAACGTATGGCGATACAGCAGCGTAATTGGCAGGAAAACATGTGGAATAAGGAAAATGCTTATAATACTGCTTCTGCCCAACGTCAACGTCTCGAAGAGGCTGGTTTAAATCCTTATCTGATGATGAATGGAGGTTCCGCCGGTGTTGCTCAGTCTGCTGGTACTGGTGCTACCGCTTCTTCTTCTGGAAACGCTGTCATGCAGCCCTTCCAGGTAGATTATTCTGGTGTTGGTTCTTCTATTGGTAATATTTTTCAATATGAGCTTATGCAGTCTGAAAAGTCTCAAATGCAAGGTGCTCGGCAGCTTGCTGATGCTAAGTCGATGGAAGTTCTTTCTAATATTGATTGGGGAAAGCTTACCGATGAAACTCGTAGCTATTTGAAATCTACTGGATTGGCTCGCGCTCAGCTTGGTTATGCTAAGGAGCAGCAGGAAGTTGATAACATGGCAATGACAGGTCTTGTCATGCGTGCTCAGCATTCTGGTATGCTTCTTGACAACGAGGCTAAAGGTGTTTTGAATAAGTACCTTGACCAACAGCAACAGTTTGATTTGAATGTTAAGGCTGCGGATTATTATCAGCGCATGGCCTCTGGCCACCTTTCTTATGCTGAAGCTAAAAAGGCTATAGCTGAAGAGGCTTTGGCAGCTGCTCGTACTCGTGGTCAAAATATTTCTAATAAGGTTGCTTTTGGTATTGCTGAGTCTCAAATTGCTGCCAATATTGCAGCTAATCAATCTTCCGCGGCTTATCATGATGAAGAGCTTAGACTTGGTCTTTCTCAAGATAATGCCCGAAGTAAGAACATTGAGTCTTGGTATCGTTCTAGAAATGAAAAGAAAAAACATCAATATTTTGATTCTGATAAATGGGTAGGTTATGGTACTAGTATTGGTAATACTATAGGCAATTTCTTGCCTCATTTCTAAGTCTATACCTTAATCATCGCTCTGATATTGGTATTTGCCCGGCTCGTAGTGATATGTGCCGGGCTTTGCTGCTTGGAGTAACTTCTGGCAACCGCGCGTAGCGTGGTTATACACCTGCTGAATTTCGGGACGTTAGGACTGAAATCAGAGCCGTTAGGCTATAGTACTGCCTTCCTTAAGGCTTGATGTCTGCAACGCGTATGCAATCTCCCGGAAAGCTCCTCTTTCCCGTCGCTGCTATACCCCTAAAATGTTTTGGCGAAGCCTACATGAGTTTGCCCGTAGGGAAAGCTATTTACCTCATAGCTTTCAGTTCCCCCTTGTCTAAATAGCGCAAACTCACAGACCAGCCTGCCACCCGCATAGCTTATTGTTTATTTATGTTAATAATACACCGCGTTATTTGGTTCTTTTAAAATTTCATTTATATCTTTGTACTGTCTTTAAAATCAATGTATAATTTAAATTTTAATTTTTATGGAAAAGTATTATTTGTGTTCTATTCAGTCAAAGACGAATCCCAATCAGAATGAAACCATTCTTGTACCTGTTGAGGATATTTCTGCGTTTGTCACTTCTTATCTGGCTCCGGATTGTGTTCTCATTGTTTCTCATTGTTCAACTTTTAAAGCTATTCCCGATGAAAAATGAAACTAAGTCTAAGATCTGGGCTGCAGTTATTGCAGCTGCTGTTAGTCTCCTTACGTCTATTGCTCAAATATTTTCGTAAGTCATGAATCCGAGACTAATGGAATTCATTGAATGGCTCCTTCGTTGGAATATCCATTTCACTGTTACTTCTGCTCTTCGCACTAAGGAGCAGAACGATGCCTGTAATGGTTCTGCCAATTCTCAGCATTTGACTGGTGATGCTGTTGATTTGAAGCCTCTTGATCTTTCCGTGGATGATTTTATTTTGAAAATCAAAAATTCCGGTTTTGAATTTGACCAGCTTATAAAGTATCGTACTTTTGTTCACGTTTCTTTTGCACGTGGTCGTAAGCCTCGTCAAATGGAACTCGATTTTACTGATAGAAAATGATTACAAAGGAATTGCAGAATAAGTTATTGACTCGTTGTCAGAATCCTCGTACGGTTGTCAACAAGTATACGCATGAATCCGTTGTTGTCCCTTGTGGTTCTTGCCCTTCTTGTCTTCTCCGCCGTTCTTCTATTCAAACGAATCTTCTTACTACTTATTCTGCTCAGTTCCGTTATGCGTATTTTGTTACTCTCACTTATGCTCCTCGTTTCCTTCCTACTTTGGAGGTTTCGGTTGTTGAAACTTGTACTGGCGATATCGCTGATGTATCCTGTGTTCCCGACATCAATGATTTGGATGCTGATGACCCTAACACTTACCTTTTTGGTTTTCGCAGCGTTCCTCGTTCCGCTTCTGTTAAACTGAAGACTTCTACGGTTGAACGAATTTTCAAGGACCCCGAAGTTAAGTTTACCTGTCCTATGAAACCTAAGGACCTCCTTTCTATTCTTGAAAAGGTTAGGCATGATGTCCCGTATAGAATTCCTTATGTTTGTAATAGGGATCTTGATTTATTTTTAAAACGTTTAAGAAGTTATTACTCGGATGAAAAATTACGTTACTACGCTGTATCAGAGTACGGCCCCAACAGTCTCCGCCCGCATTGGCACCTGTTACTGTTATCCAATTCCGAACGATTCTCGGAAACTATTTGTGAAAATGTATCTAAGGCTTGGTCCTACGGTCGTTGTGATACGTCACTCTCGCGAGGATACGCAGCATTGTATGTTGCGTCGTATCTTAACAGTTTTGTCGCTTTACCCGACTTTTATACTCAGATGCCAAAAGTGGTGCGACCTAAATCCTTCCATTCCATCGGATTTACAGAATCAACTCTCTTTCCTCGAAAGGTACGAATTGCCGAAGTTGACAAAGTTGCCGATAAGTGCCTTGATGGAGTTGTCGTTGAATTCAATGGCAAGTTTCGTACAATTAGACCTTCTTGGCCGTATCTCCTTCGACTATTCCCCCGATTTTCGGACGCTTTTCGTAAATCTCCATCGAACGTTCATCAGCTACTTCTTGCTGCGTTCACAGCGCCCTCACGAGTCATTCGTGGCGGATGCGCTGATTTGAGTCTCGACCCTTTTGGTGCAGATTCCAAGCAGAGTATAATGTCTTTTTGTAAACAATATTTAAATTATGTAGATAATTATGGAAAATCAAACGAACATAGTAATTCATTCTCTCCTAAGGGAAATCTACCGCATAGTGATGTTCTCATTCTTACTGAATGTCGTCTGTATGATGGTGTTGATCTGGAAGCTCGTCATCGCCTCTCCCGTGTCTATCGATTTTTCCTCGCAATTTCAAAATTTGTTCGAACATATTCAACGGATGGATGCTCCGAACTCTTCTGGTCCAGCGGCTCTCCTGGAGGAGAACTCTATGGACGAGACAGGTTCCTTTGCATCATCTCCGAGAAAATAGTTGATTTTTGGAATCGCTATGACTACAACCGTCTTGTAGACTTCTATCAGACCCTGGAAAATTCTAATGATAGGGATTTGGTTGAATTTGAGCTTCGTAATTATTCTTTTCGTTATAATAGGCCTCCCGATAATAAGGAAACACCCTACCACAAACTACCTCTTGTTCGTCGCTTGACCGCTGCGGCATTGATGAAATGTCGAGATAAGGTCAAACACAAGAGGTCTAACGATTTGGCTGGTATTTTCTCTTATTGAGAGTCTGATGTTTAATCTTTAAGTATTTTTTTATGGCTTCTTACACCGGAATGTCCAACCTCCAGAATCATCCTCACCGTTCTGGATTTGATATTGGACGTAAAAACGCGTTTACCGCGAAAGTTGGTGAGCTTCTTCCCGTTTATTGGGATATTTCTATGCCTGGTGATAAGTATAAGTTCAACGTTGAGTATTTCACCCGTACTCAGCCTGTCGAGACTTCTGCTTATACCCGTTTGCGTGAATATTTTGATTTCTATGCTGTGCCGTTGCGTCTTCTTTGGAAGTCCGCACCTTCCGTGTTGACACAGATGCAGTCTGTCAATCAGATTCAAGCTTTGTCTTTCACACAAAACCTGTCGCTTGGTACCTATTTGCCTGCTATCACTCTTGATCAGTTGTCTTCGGTTCTTTTCCGTTTGAATGGTGGAACTTATAACCCTGGTACTTTGGCTTATTTGCGCAATCTGTTTGGATTTAATCGTGCGGATTTGTCTTATAAGTTGTTGTCTTATCTTGGTTATGGAAACTTTATTAAAACAAAGCCTTCTTCCACTGAGCGTTGGTGGTCTACTGTTTTGAAGAATGATACTGGTTCTTCTTATACTCAAGCTTATATTCAGAACAACTATGTGAATCTTTTCCCCCTTTTGGCTTATCAGAAAATTTATCAAGATTTTTTCCGTTGGTCTCAATGGGAGAATAGTAATCCCTCTTCTTATAATGTAGACTATTTCTCGGGTGTTGGTTCTCTGTTGGTTGCCTCTCTCCCTGATGTTTCTTCTGATTACTGGAAATCCGATACAATGTTTGACCTCAAATATTGCAACTGGAACAAGGATATGCTGATGGGTGTTCTTCCGAATTCTCAGTTTGGTGATGTCGCTGTTTTGGATCTTTCTGGTTCTAGTGGTCCTCTTCCTAATTCTGTAGTTTTGAAGAGTCCAAGTTCTAAAGCCTCTTCTGAAGTTGTTGTTACGGGTTCTTATAATGCCTCTCTTACTCCGCTGTCTTTTTCGGCTAATAGTGCTTCTCCTACTAACATTATTCCTGCTGGTTCTCCTCTCCAAGTTGACCTTTCGGGCTTGAAATCTCAATTTACCGTTCTTGCTC